GGAGATTGGAATGGCGTTTCAAGTTTCACCTGGCGTACAGGTAACAGAAAAAGACTTAACAAACGTAGTTCCGGCTGTAGCAACATCGATTGCTGGTATAGTAATGGCCGCAGAAAAGGGGCCTACAGATTCTATAACTGCAATCGCATCTGAGGAAGAATTGGTTCAAATTTTTGGAGAACCACAGTCTGCTGATAACCAATTTGAGGATTGGATGTCTGCAGCTGCATTTCTTGGATATGGTAATGCATTGAGGGTCGTAAGACCAGCAAGTGCTACTAAAAACGCTGTCAGTACTGGTACTGCATTGTTAATAAAAAATAACAACCATTGGAAAGATGGTGATGGTACTACGGGCCCCTATAGTGATGGGTCTGCAAGTGTAGGACAATGGGCAGCTAGGACTGCCGGGGCATGGGGTAACAATTTAAAAGTTGCTATGTGTCCAAAAGCTGCTGAATTTGAAGAAACATTTTCAGGTAATGCTGGAACTCTTGGAGTAACAACTGGAACTCCTGCAGCTGGATCAACTACAGTCGGTATTGATACTGGTGGGGGTTCATCTGGTGATGGAGTAGCGAAGTATAATACTGGTGATATTATTCATTTTCATGAAGCAGATGGTTCTGAATATAAAATAACAGGAAGTTCTGGAAATAATATTACCATTGAAAGATATGGTACTGCAAATAAAAGTGGTGGACTAAGGTCTGCTCTTTCAGCCGCAACTAATGTTCGTAGGAGATGGGAATATTACGATCAATTCTCTGCAGCTCCTGGCACATCAACGTATGTTCAAGATAGGTCTGGTGTATCAACAGGAGATGAGATGCATATCATTGTAATAGATGAAGATGGTGGTATCTCAGGTATTCCTGGCGAAATATTAGAAAAATACGAAGGTGTATCAAAATGTTCAGATGCACGAACAAATGAAGGTGCAGCTAATTACTATGCAGATGTTCTTTACAATAGTTCATCTTACATTTATTGGATGGATCATCCTGCAGCTGCCGCATCTGGATATGGTGTAACAGTCGCAACACAAGGAACTACATTATACTCTGCACAAGCTGAAGTAATAACTTCAGTTTCACTTGTTAGTGGTGTAGATGATTATGCACTAACAGAAGGAGAAATAAAGGATGGAATTGACCGATTCAAAGATACCGAAACAGTTGATTTAAACCTTTTCATTTGTGGTAAAGCATCCGCAACTAAAGCAGGAAATGCTTTAGATATGTGTACTGATAGAAAGGATGCAGTTGCATTCGTTTCACCAGAACTTTCAGATGTTGTTAATGTTGCAAATGAAGTAACACAAACATCAAATGTCAAAGCATTCTTTGACGGATTAACATCAACATCCTATGGTATGTTCGATAGTGGTTACAAATACACATACGATAAGTACAATGACACTTATCGGTATATTCCATTAAACGGAGATATGGCAGGATTATGTGCAAGAACTGATATTGTTGCAGATGCATGGTTCAGTCCAGGCGGTTTTAATCGTGGTCAAATAAGAGGAGTTGTAAAACTTGCTTATAACCCACAGAAAGCTAACAGAGACATCCTGTATCGTGCAAGGATTAATCCAATATGTGCATTCCCAGGCCAAGGCACAGTCTTGTTTGGAGATAAAACTGCACAATCAAAACCAAGTGCGTTTGATCGTATCAACGTAAGACGATTATTCATTACAATAGAGAAAGCAATCTCAACCGCAGCTAAATTCCAGTTGTTTGAATTCAATGATGAGTTCACAAGAGCAGGATTTAGGAATATGGTTGAACCTTTCTTGCGTGATGTACAAGGTCGTAGGGGAATCACAGATTTCCTAGTAGTATGTGATGAGTCAAATAACACAGGAAGTGTTGTTGACCGAAACGAGTTTATTGCAGATATTTTTGTCAAGCCTGCTCGTTCTATTAACTTTATTTCATTAAACTTCATCGCCACGAAAACTGGTGTTGCGTTTAGTGAAGTAGTTGGGGCATAGGAGGTATAAATGGCAAACATAAATGACTTTAAATCAGTTTTAAAAGGTGGTGGAGCAAGAGCTAACCAATTCTCAGTAACTATGCCTTTTCCAGGCTTTGCAGCTGAAGGAGGAGAAACACGACAAATGTCTTTCCTTTGTAAAGCTACTCACTTGCCTGGGCAGACATTAGCTGAAGTTCCTGTTGCATTTAGAGGTCGTCAACTGTTTATTGCAGGGGATAGAACCTTTGAGCCTTGGACAACTACTATTATGAATGATACTGATTTTGCAATTCGTAATGCATTAGAAAGATGGATGAATGAAATTAATTCATTATCTGATAATAGTGGATTATCAAATCCATCTGATTATCAAGTTGATGCATTCGTAGATCAATTAGATCGCGCAGGACAAGTAATCAAATCCTATACTTTCAGAGGATTATGGCCATTAACAATAGGTAATATTGATTTGGCATATGATACCAATGATGCTGTAGAGGAATTTGAAGCAACCTATCGTTATCAATTTTTTGAAACAAATACTACTACTTAACATTTCGTATAAATATTTACATTGATAAATTGAATACGGAGTGTTATGGCACAATTATTTGGATTTCAAATTACTAGATCTTCTAAGGAACAGGGAGAGCAACCTACTTTTGTTCTTCCTGAACCTGAAGATGGAGCAACGACATCCGCTGGGTTTTATAGTGAATTTTTAGATATTGAAGGTGCAGCTAAGAATGAAGCTGATCTTATTAGACGATATAGGTCTACCGCAGAACATCCTGAATGTGATCTCGCAATCGAAGATATTGTCAACGAATCGGTGAATACGGAGGAATTAAAGGCCCCTGTATCACTTAATGTTGATAATCTCCCCTATTCCACTAAAATCAAGCAGAGAGTTAAAGATGAATTTGAACAAGTTTTACACTTGTTGGATTTCAATAATAAAGCCCATGATCTTTTTAGAAGATGGTATATTGATGGAAGGTTACATTTTCATAAGATTATAGATGAAAAT